TCATGAACAGGTGCAATGTACACGTAATCTTTGATGTAATTATCCGCAGTTTCATAAAATGAGTATTGGATGTAAAATGACATATACAGCGCTTTATCGTTTTCTAATTCTTCTTCTGTTAGAATGTGGGGGTACGTGTACGTGTATTGATTATCGAGCTCAACATATTGGCGATATATCTCGTCCTCTTTTCCCGTCTCCTTTTTCACAATATCGTAAATGACGTCTGATTGAACCAAGTTTACATAGATGAAGCGAGTATCCGCCTGACCGTTCATTTTACAATATGGATCGATAAAATTATGCGTACATTACATATCAATAAAACATTTGACATTAATAAAAAGGGTGTAATGGATTCCAAACAGGTCAACAACAAATGTATAAATATCGTAACTGCTGGCCAAGACATTCAAACATTTCTCGAGACGAGTAAAGACAAAATTCCATCATGTGTGGACAAAATCGAACTTCCTGAAGATGAATTGGCACTTACCGAAGAAAACGTCAACCAGCAGTTTTATCACTGGCTGAAATACATCGTATCCAATTACCATTTTCTGAACGATTATACCATGTTTTTGTCTGCGAGTCCTATGAAACACACGCGATTCCTGAATTTGGAAGATCTTTTCAAGGTCATGAATCACGAACCCTCGTACTTTATGGACATCACTGCATGGGCGCATATCATCAAGTGTGATGGAGAAGGCAAGCCACACCACAGTGGACTTCCCGTACAGGCCCAGTATGAACGTTTTTTTCCCGAGGTTCGAGTACCGCGCATTTTTGAATTTGTATACGGGGGAAATGAGATGATGTCCAAGAGGCGTATTCAGTCGAGAACTCTAGAGTTTTACAAAGCTTTGCTCACCGCTATGGAAAAGAAAGAGCTTGACCTGAATACCATCGAGCGACTGTGGCATCAAATCTAATTTGCGATGTATTCATCGAGTAGCGTAGATTGTACCACCATTACGCTTTGTGGTAGAATTTTCAAGCTCTTGGTACGGTATTGTGGATTGATTGCTATCTGGAACTTATCACCCTTGTTTAGAACCATCGTGCATGTATTATACCCATCCATTTTGTAATAAGTGAATTTACCTCCGATATATTTTTTGTGCTCTATGACCCATTTCACGTTGGGGTCATCAGTTTTGTAATTGGTACTCCAAACATTGAATCCAATAATGCATATTCCAAATCCTGGAGATGTAAACATATTGGTGTCGGGATCGTATTCAAATTTAGACAAAAGCGTACCGCTTTTAAAAGGAAGCAAGCCGAATTCATTAAATTCTGATTCTTCAGGAATACCCTGTAAAATTTGAGGTGTGGCCGTCCCTTTTTGACCGCTTACATTCAGTTTCTCACAGTGTATAGTGTGGGAGTGCACATTGTCATATGGTTTTTCACTCGAGCCGAGATTGATGACATTGGGATGATGGGGGTTTAAATCCTCCAGTAGCGGTCCTAAATGACTGAGATTTGTCAAAAACTGTCCGTTTCCGTAAAGATGATCTGCGTGTAAATCACTACAATTCATTGTTATGGCATTAAGATCTCCGCCGATGTCGATATTATTTAAAAATGCGGTATCTTTGTTGACGAGATTGCCATGCACATGAGCATCTTTGACATGAATCTCCGAGAATCTGTTGTTGCTGGTCCCTATACTTTGTTTTTCATCCATTTCCGGAAAAATCATACTACGCACCATTAAATCAGATGTAATGACTTCATTGAAAAGCGATACACCGCCAATAACATTTTCCAACGTAGCATGAATCTGCGAGCCGAATTTACTCATAATTTCCGTGGAAATAGCACTTTGATCAAACCATGATAGATCCAGTGGCTCTCTTGTATGAGAAATATTGATCGGAATGGAGTTATTTGTGACGATGAGTTTTCTTCCCATCATACGATCGGTGGCCGACACGTTTTCAACATAGAGCGTGTTGAATCGATTTTCTTCTTCTCCGATATCAAATTCTCTATTGGAAAGAGGAATGATGGAGCTATTGACATCTGTGAAATTAGTATCACATGTGACCCCCGTGATACCAGAACCGTCACCCACCAAAGTATCCGCTTGAATCGTTCGCGCGAATACTTTTTCGGAATGCATTTCCATGTATTTCTGGTCTTTTGTCCCCACCTTGCAGTTATTACCAAAGGGGATGATATCACTCTTGAGGTTGTCCAAAACGATATCATTTCCGTTACCTGAAAAAGCTCCTTGAAAAGAGTCGGCATTCATATGCATGCTGTTCACGGTGTCATTAACGTAAAGATTAGTAAACGGGCGATTCGAACCTCCCACACCTTTTCCTGATTTTTGCTGTTCCAAGATTAACTGCCCGACATCTAAATCGTTGATGGCGTTCCCTTCAAATTTGTCGGCTTTAATAGTGCCATTTACGTCGATTTCACGTGCATAAAATTTGTGTACAGGCCTTGTTAGTGTACCGATTTCTACGTTGTTGGTATTAGGTATGAGTTTCCCCAAACGATTATCAACAAGAGACATACCTTTTATAAATAATCACAATTTATTTTTCTCGTAAAATACGTTGTTGTCTAGATACAGTAGGTTCAGAACACACAACAACTTAAAAAAAGATCATGGACCATATACGATATTTACTTCTTCTTCTCCGCCTCCTCTACAGGCAGTGAAGCAAACTCCGTCTTGAGCTTGTTCTTCACATCCATGCATAGCACAAAATGTGCTGGTTTCTTCACGAGCTCACCGTTCTGGGGGTTCCTGTGCACTCTTTCATTGCGACGCACGGGCTTAAAGGTGAAATAATTAGGAAGCGCCACGGATTGCTGATTCTTCGTCATTTCGACGATAGTCTCTAGAAACTTTTCTGCCACGAGCTTGACCTCGGTCATGTTCTTGATCATACCTGGATGCTCGGCATCCATCTTTTGCTTGATGTTTTTGACAACGTTAACGGGAATAGGACTTAAGGTGCCCTTCTTTGCCTTCTTTTCACCCTCAGGCTTCTTCGCCTTGGGCTCCTTTTTTGCGGCTGGCTTCTTATCTTCGGTCTTCTTTCCACGCTTGGCCTTGGGAGGTTGTGATACCCGGCTTCCCTCTTGCATTTCCTTTGTCTCTTGCTGCGCTACGGTCGTCTGCTCAGGCTCGCTTGCGGTAGTTTGCTTACGGGTCATTGTTTTTGTATGTTGGTTCTACTTACTTATACTGTTTTTTAAATGGCATCTAAGCGCACGCTTCCTATGAACGTAAAATGATCCGTAAAAAACACAATAGGATTTTATCTTCTCTGAGACAATAAAAGCGATATCATGATCAATGTGCTACTTGTCATTCTGATTGTTATGGTTTTTGCGTTTACCTTATATTCTATACGTGATACCCACGTCTTGTTCCGCGAAGCTGTTTTGACAAAAAAAGAAAATCCTTCTCTAGCCAAACAAGAAGGAAACTATGAAGAAAAGCAAACAACAGATGATGCTCTCGAGCTCGCACCGGTCCATCCGTTGCCTATCAATATGATGCCGGAGGACCGCAACTTCATTCAAGCAAGAGATCAAGCCGTTCTCTTAAATCCTCTCTATCCACCTTTAAATAGACAAGCGCTTCACGAGCATGATACTTACCGTTTACTAGGATATGTCGTGAATGAAGAGAGTCGTGAGGATTCTTGGCACCTCTACGGACGTAAAAAGAATAACAACCAAGGTGAATTTTATTTAAGGCCATCGGATCGTAATACCGACCTGAAAATACCATTGACAAACGATATCATAAATACGCGTCACAGTCGCTTACGCGACATTTATACGTTGCCCGAAAATCTTGTTATAGATCACCCTCTTTTCCAAGGATACCAATACTCCGTGGTAGAATTCCCTCAACATAATTATGACAGCATTTACTTTTGATCAACAATGAGAGAGAGATCGGCTCTACATATTTGATGATGGTTTAGATCACATTTTTTTACCCGTTTATTATAAAAAAGCATCAGATGTTTAGTGTAACATCAAAAAGCGATAAATCCCATTACATTTATGTTCAAGGTTCACGCATCACGTCAGATAAAAATGATGCGTCCGGTTTGATTCTTCAAAACTACAATCTCGACCTGGAGGCCAAAAAAAACCTGGCATCTATCACGTCCCGTATCACCCACCTTTCAGACTCCAATATGGCGGGTGACATGGTTTTCAAAACACTTTCCAATGATGATTTGGATGAAAGAATGCGCATAGATGCGCGTGGATTTTTAGGTTTGAACACGACCACGCCCGAAGAGCTCCTCACGGTAAATGGCAACACTTATGTGCGTTCAAATTTGTACGTTGATCATGATATCAAAACATCAAAGCTCATTTTCGAACCCAGTGGTGGGGATACCGTGCGATCTCTCGATACGAATGCATTTGCTAATATTTCGCCGCCTTTCATATACGAAGATGAAAGAAACATGAACTTGGACTTTTCCCGATCATTAACTATGCCTACATCAGAGGAAAAAGAAAAGACCGTAAAATGCGTACATGTGTCTTCCTCACGAGACATCGTAACACAACAAGAGGACACATGGTGTTCGCGTTCGGATATACCATTGTCGCTCGAAAAAGGAAAGCAGTATACCATATGTGTAACATTCCAGATAGAAAATCCACAAGATAGTGCAAATTACGTGCAAATTCAATGTAAAATGGGTGATCGCATCATCTCAGAGAGCTTAGAATATGTGCCCGTTCATTCTGATGTAAGCACACAATATAAAACCATAAAAACATCACCCATAAAAACAATAAATATGTTGTTTGAGAAAACGGATGATGCATCAGAATCACTTTGCCTTGCTTTTAAACCTGCATTACCCTCCAATAATGTGGCTATAGGGTACGTCTTCTTCAAAGTGGATGAAATAGTCAACTAGATCACATGAAGAAGAATGCAGAGGCAGAGAATAAAATGGCAAATATGCCCACCACCATGTTGACGATGCCGAGTGTCTGTACTTTTTTGGGTACTTCACCCTTGGCGCGTTTATAGACGATCATGTAATAGATTCCCAGACCCATGATGACGAGTCCGGAAAGGAATAAGGCGAGTAACGCAAACAAATTGAGTGATTTTCCTGAGACATCAGAAAAAGACATCGACAGAAAACCACCTTCCTGAGGAGCCATCATAGGTTTCTTGGGTGCACGTCGTGTGTTATATCCCTTCATTTATTCTTTCTAAAGAGAAAAATTATAGCCAGCTAATATTTTCTTGATGTTTGCATTCTCCGCAGAAAGCTCTTGTACGGATTTGATCAATATAGGGATCATCTTGTAATAATCCAAATATAAATTATGTTCACCGTCTGTATTTTCGCCCACACATTCGGGTATTATAGGCTGCACTTGCTGCGCAATGAGACCGATCTCGCGCTTGGCGCCCCTCTTTTTCCGCTCTTCATCATTCCAATAGAATGATACAGGGTTCAACTTATTGATCTGCTCTAAACCATACGGCAACGTGTGAATATCTGTTTTAAGTCTTTCGTCGGACATGCTCATGGTCAAATTGCCGTCGGCATCCGCAAATACCTGCTTCATCCCGTCACTCTGTAGTAAATTCATACCGAGTTGCCGCCCACCGGGTATGAACACACGCCCTGCTTCTTTGTGTAACTCGACATAGGATAAATCATCGATACACAACTGTATGTCTTTGTCCGAGTTTAATCTCGATACGTCGTCAGAAGTCTTAATTTCCACGTAATTCGAATCGGTTTGAGATGCAGAAGCGTCTATGATCATGGGATTCCAATTACGTGCACGTACACTCGCAAAGGCCGACGATGATTCATCATGTGATGTAGGATTTATAACTTCCATGTATGATCCTATGATGGCGGTGTTACCGATGTGGTTCAAATAGGACGCATCTTCCTTTCGAGCGAACAAATCCAGGGTGATGTTGGAGTTCAACGGTATTTCTCGGCCGCCTTGTATGTTTTGGAACGCAAAATTTTCATAAATAGATGTACCCACACTGTCTGTGGCCACTAAAAAGACGTCATCTCTAAAGTAAGCATATACACTTCCACGCGGATTGCCGTTAACAACGTTACTCAATGTCTCAAATCCTGGTGACTCTTTTGTCACCGAATACACACCGCTCTCTACAAATTTGCACTGAATGGTAGACTTTGCGTAATCGTAACGGGTATTGACACCAGCATCGAGCACCTTGGTCCGCGTGGCCTCTGCATTGGATAGATGTGTCGATGTGATGTTCTTCTCATTATCGACCAAAAGAGATCCCATGATACCGATACCCGTACCTCCTACATCGAGCGTGTATTCCGGATAAACAATGTTCACACCCACGTTACCTTGTGAATCGATGCGCATCTGTTCTGTTTTGTTGTCATTCGTCATAAATCTGATACTTTCTTTGTTACTTATGGTCAATGCGTCGCGCGTATCTTCTTCGGCACCGTTCAACCCAGATCCATCCAACCCGATAAACGCTTTTTTCTCGTCGGCCGAGTTTTCAAACTGTAAAAACGTTGCGTGATGCGGCGCCGTCGTTTTCATTTGCCCATAAACTGCGGCTCCTTCCATGAATAAAGCAGGTGCCCGTCCATCAGCTTGATCTCCCTGGGTTTGAATATGCAACCCGATTTCTTGCACGGAAGGACGTGCGATGAATCGGGATGTCACAAATGCACTCGCGTCCAACGCTAGATATGCGTCAGTGTCTATACGAAAAACGGCAGAACTCTTTTCTTGTTCGTCTGCCGCATGTCCGTTGTCGATACCTAGAGTTCCGTTAATAGTGAGACTTTCTCTGGGATACCGTGTATGAATGCCCACATTGCTGGTGGTGATACGCATGGCATCCGCCTCCAGTGCGGCGATGTTTTCCAGGTGATGATCAGACCTTATAATGCGCGTACCATTGACACCGATATCTCCAGCGACATCCAGTGTATATTGCGGCTGATGCATTTGCTCGAAAATACTCATGTTCACACCTAGATTACAACCTTGAGACTTGAGCATGATGTATCCATCATCAT